CCCGCAGGCTTGCGCGTGGTCGATGCCGTCCGAGTCGTGGCGCCACAGCACTGTCGCACTGTGGGTCCGCACGAAGGTCCGCTGCGAAGACCCCGAGGCCGGCGCCGCACTGCTGGGCCAGCTCCACCGCTTCGCCGATCAGGTGGGCATGACGACGGCGGGCCTCGCTGAGATGGGCTGGCGCGTCGCTGTCGACGAGGTCGCATCCAAGCGCTCCGAGCCTTCCGAGACTGCATCCCGACCGTCGTCCCGTGACCGCCTGAAGGCCGTGGGCGACGGTGGCGACTGATGATCTAGCCCTCAACTTCGACCCGCTCCACACGCTCGGCTTCCTCGCTACCGACTGGATCGAGGCGCACTGCCGCGTCCCTGGCGGCGTGTATGAGGGCGAGCCGCTGCTGTTCAATGGGTGGCAGCTCTTCGTCACCGCGAACCATTACCGGGTCAAGCCTGGCGCGACGGTCGACCCGCGACGCCTGCTGACCCCCTTCCACTACCGGCGCTCGGTGATCGTCGGCCCGCAGAAGTGCGGGAAATCCCCGTGGGGTGCCGGCTTCCTGCTGTTCGAGGCTGTCGGCCCGTCGCTGTTCGCGGGCTGGGCCAAGGGTGGCGAGTCGTACCGCTGTTCCGATCATGGCTGCGGCTGTGGCTGGGAGTACGCCTACGTCAAGGGCGAGGCGATGGGCGTCCCGCGTCGCAAGTCGATGCTGGGCCTGCTCGCGTTCGCTGAGACGCAGACGGCGAACGTGTACGAGCCGCTTCAGACGATGATCGCCAGCGGGCCGCTGCAGGAGTTCGTGAAGGTCCGTGAGGGCTACATCGGGCTGCCGAACCGCGGCAAGATCGTCCCGCTCACGTCCAAGGCCAAGTCGAAGTTGGGTCAGCCGCTCACGGGCGGGCTCGGTGACGAGTCGGGCCTCTACACGCCAGAGTCGGGCGTGCTGGGCACCTGGCAGACGATGCGACGGGGCATCGCGGCCATGCAGGGCCGCACGGTCGAGCTGACGAACCCGTGGGACCCGATGGAGTCGTCGGCCGCGCAGCGAGCGTTCGAGTCGCGCACGCCTGACATCTTCCGCTACTACCGCAAGCCTCCCGCGGACCTGTCCTACGCGAACAAGCGCGAGCGGCACAAGATCCACCTCTACGTCTACGCAGACTCGCCGTGGGTTGACCCTGCGACGATCGACGCGGAGGCGGCCGAGCTTGTCGAGACGGACCCGACGCAGGCTGAACGTTTCTTCGGGAACCGGCTTGTGCAGGGCCTGGGCGCGTTCCTCACGGAGGCGCTGTGGGATTCGGGTAACGCCTTCGACGTGAAGGTGCCGGACGGGGCGCAGGTCGCGGGCGGCTTCGACGGTTCGCGCTCGTCCGACTGGACGGCGCTGCGGCTGGAGACCCGCGAGGGCCACCGCTTCACGCCGACCTATGGCCCCGACTCGCGCCCTACCGTGTGGCGCCCCGAGGAGTGGCCCGAGGGTCGCATCCCCCGCGGCGAGGTCAACGCGGCAATGGACGAGATCATGCGCCGCTATTCGGTGTCGCGGATCTACTGCGACCCCCGCCACTTCGAGACGCAGATCGAGGCATGGGCGACCGAGCACGGCGAAGACGTCGTGCTGGAGTTCCCGACCAACTCGATTCAGCGCATGTTCAACGCGCTGCTCCGCTACCGCGAGGACCTGGCCGAAGGGCTGACCACACACTCGGACGACGCCGTGATGAAGGCGCACGCGCTGGCCGCCCGCAAGGTTGCCAAACCGGGAGACAAGTTCATCCTCGGCAAGCCGTCCGAGAACCAGAAGATCGACCTCGAGATGGCAGACGTCCTCGCACACGAGGCCGCCGCCGACGCTCGCGCCGCTGGTTGGCCGACCGAATCCGAGTCCTACGCCTACGTTTTCTGACCCGATAGGAGGCCCCGTGGCACTGACCGCCAAGCAGGCCGCCGCCCGGGTGAACACCCTCTACGCAGAGCTGAAGACCCGCCGCGGCCCGGTCGACAAGCGGGAGCGCTACTTCAAGGGCGACCAGCCGTTGTGCTACGCATCCCCGGAGTTCCGCCGCTTCCACGGCGAGCGGTTCGAGGGCTGGTCGGACAACTGGTGCGGCGTCGTCGGTTCAGCCGCTCCCGAGTTGACCGAGTTCGCGTCAATCCACCTGGGCGAGGATGCCGACGACCTGTCGAGCGACGAGCGGGCACTACTGCGCGACTGGAACATCAACGACGGTCAGTCGAAGTCGTCGCAGGGGTTCCTGTCCGGGGCCGTCACGTCGCGCTCGTTTGCGATGGTGTGGGGCAACCGTGACGACGAGCCGGTCCTGACGTGGGAGCACGCTTCACAGGTGATCGTCGCCTACTGGGCTGACGGGTCGCAGCGCGACCAGCTCAAGGCGTGGGTGGAGGACGACAAGGAGTTCGCCACCTACTTCGCCGAAGACCTCGTGTGGAAGTTCGAGCGGCCCAAGTCGATTTCATCCTACGCATCCTCGGGGCTGGTCCTGCCGGCGTCGTTCGCCAGTGATGGCGGATGGTCGCCGCGTCAGGCCGCGTCGGATGACACATGGCCGCTGCCGAACCCGCTGGGCCTCCTCCCGATCGTGGAGTTCCCCAACCGGCCGCTGCTCGGCGATGGCCCCATCTCGGACATCGAGGGGACGATGGCGGGGCAGGATGCCGCGAACCTCATGTGGGCGTACCTGTTCGGCGCCGCCGACTATGCGTCGATGCCGGCGCGCGTCGTCATGGGTCAGGAGCCGCCGAAGGTTCCGATCTTGGACGCGAACGGGCAGAAGGTCGGCGAGGCGCCGATCGACATTGAGCAGTTGACCCGCGGCCGGATGCTGTGGCTCACGGGTCAGAACACGACCATCGGTCAGTGGGACTCGGCCAAGCTGGACGTCTTCACGGGCGTTATCGACACCCTCGTGAAGCACATCGGCGCGCAGACGAAGACGCCGCTCAACTACCTGGGCGCGCTGTCCAACGTCAACGGCGAAACGCTCGACGGGCTCCGCACGCCGTTGCACATGAAGGTCCGCGACGGTCACAAGCACCTGTCTGGCCCGCAGCGCGAGACGTTCCGGCGCATGGCCCTTGTCCGCGGCAACACGGCTGTGGCCGAGGCGTGCCGGACTGCGGTCATCGGGTGGAAGAACCCGGAGACCTCCAGCGACGCGCAGACGTCCGACGCGGCCCTGAAGGACCGCGAAATCGGCTGGTCCTCGGCTGGCATCCTCGAGCGCCGCTACGGAATGTCGCAGCAGGAGATCGACAAGGAGATCCAGCGCAGGCGCGCGGAGGCTCTTGACCCGGTGACGCAGCAGCTCCTCGACGACATGACGGCGACGGCGTCCGATGCTCCGGTCAGCGAGTAGCCACTACGCCCGATCCGCCCTTCTGGCTCGTCGCGCCGGCATCTCAGCCGGCTCGGCACCCAGCGCACTCGCACTCGCATCCACCCTGACCGTTCACCAGGCCGCACAGGCGCGCATGTCCGAGCAGTACGTGTCGGACGCCCTGGCCGAGCAGGGTGTCGAGGTGACGCCCTCGGGCTCACTGTCGCCACTGGCGTTCACCACTAGCGGGCGCATGTTCACCGACATGGCGGCCAAGTCCCCGAACCTTCCGCGGCTCGTCGAGTCGCTGGTGCAGGACGCGGGCAGGTCTGCCGAGTCCGTCGCATCCGCTGCCCGCCCGGACGTGGGTCACGTCCGCTACCTGTCCCCACCGTCGTGCTCACGGTGCGCTGTCCTCGCCGGCCGCGTATACCGCTACTCGGACGGCTTCAAGCGTCACACCAACTGTGACTGCGTGATGATCCCGGCCGCAGAGAGTGCGGCGCCCGGCCTCGTTTCGGACCCGACCGACCTGATGCGTCAGGGCAAGGTCACTGGCCTGTCCAAGGCCGATCTGCAGGCCATCGCAGACGGTGCCGACCTCGGGAAGGTCGTCAACGTGCGCCGGTACTCATCCGGCCTACGGGAGTCGGGCCGCGTCCTGGCACGCGCCGGGAAGTTGACGCCGGAAGGCATCTACCGGCTCGCGTCTGACCGCACCGAGGCCGTGGCGATGCTGCGGCGATTTGGCTACCTGACGTAGCCCCACGAACCCCTCACGGCGCAAGGCCGTGGGACAACCCGCAACGGGAGCAGCAACCATGTCCGAGACCACCACAGACGCCACCGTCGACCAGTCGACTGCCGAC